TCCGCGCAGTCGGAGTCACCCGTACAATTATCCTTTACCTTACGACCGCCGCAACAATAGGCTGTTGGTTCGCTGTTCTATTCTATATCTAATCCACACCCCGCAGCCTTTTGGTTGCGGGGTTTTTTTGTGTCTAGATTTCTGTATGTATTTCACTACCCGATTGAAGCCAGTTCTCGAAGCAGCTTCGCGCGTCACGCATCGGATTCGGCGCGGCCACCAAACCACCCACACCAGAACAAGTAGTGACTCACTACCCAAACGATACCAGTTCTCCAAGCAGCTTCGCGCGTCAGGCTGGCGACATGTGACGAGATGTCGTCGTGTGTTCATGTTAGGTAACTTATCGAGACTTTACTAAGGTAGTGAGTCACTACCACATCGAAGCCAGTTCTCGAAGCAGCATTGCGTCACAGCAGGTATGCAGTGATAGAACCCTTATTTTTATAATGTTCCACAATAATGTTCCTAATGTTCCAGAAGAAGTTCCAAAACACCCGTTTGCAAGTAACTGTTTTATTTATAATGTTCCTAATGTTCCAAATGTTCCATAGTTTAAAAGAAGCACTTCCTACGCGACCCCCCCTTTCTCGCGATTCCAACTCCCCTCACAAATCCAAAAATTGCGGGTGCTTCTCCAATATCAACGGAACATTGGAACATTCCTTGCATTACAAGCACTTAGCGTGGAACATTATGGAACAAGCGGAACATTCCTTACATTACAAACACTTAACCATATATTTGTAGTTATATACCACCATACGATACCATAGGACGGAACATTATCTTATATGTCAGAAAACTTGACATTTGTCACTATACGTGGTACATTAGTATATGTTGTCACGAAACGAACAACGTACCGCGCGACCCGCGCCAACAACCAAAACTGTAGTGACTCACTACTCAAGCAATGGAGACCAAGACTATGGCACTAAAGACCGTCACCTGCCGTTCATGCGGCGAACAATACGACCATCGTCGTCGTCAACTAGGCTACAACTTCTGCCTAGACTGCGGCGACTTCCGCGCTCAACAAATCCGATCAAGCTGGTGCGTTGCACCTATCGCGCACAAGCAAGGCGCGACACTTGTCACAAACAAAGCCGACCTCAAGGGTCTCAACAAGTATGCGCTGTAAGCGCACCAACCGAACACAGGAGAAGAACTATGAACATGATGATCGAAGTAAAAGGTAGTGACCCACTACCACAAACCGAAACAGTCACGCCAAGCGTGCCTCAATCCAACGCACCAACACTTGCATCCTCTGCGATGCTTGTCGAAGTCAACATATCGAACTGGGTTGGACGCAAGAAAGACAAGCGTGCCTCTGCCGATGTCACCACGCAGAACCATGCCGATACTGGTGTAGCAAGCGTGAACAAAAAGCTACTCGCCAACTCCGACACACTAAAAGCGATACAGACACACGTCACCGCTGTTCGCGCCATGCACGCAAATATGACAATGCCGTGGTCTAACTCTGGGCTGCGTCTGCTACCCACCGCGCAGTACTTCAAGTACAGTCAAGCTATGTCTGAGATGCAGAATGAGTTTGATCGGCTCGTGTCCGACTTCCTCGACAGCTACAACGACGAGGTGATCGACGTACAGATAAAGCTGGGCGACTTGTTTTCACGCGATGACTACCCGACAGTCGAAACACTACAGCGCAAGTTCGGGTTCGGTATGAACTACATGCCACTACCTGATGCAGGTGACTTCCGTGTGGACATTGGCAACGATGCACTGGCCGAAGTACAAGAAAAGTACAGCGAGTTTTACGCCAAGCAGTACAACACCGCGATGAATGACGTGTGGACACGTCTGCACAAGGCACTGACCAGTATGTCTGAGCGGCTCGACTACGGCAGCAAGGAAGACAAGAAGGTGTTTCGCGACAGCTTGGTTGGCAACGTCAACGACATGATAGAACTTCTTCGTGTGTGTAACGTGACGAACTCCAGTCAGATGAGCGCCATGGCGAACAGTCTCGAAGAGGCAATGTCTGGTGTGACCCCTGACGCCTTGCGTGAAGACGATACCTTCCGCGCCGAAACCAAAGCGGCAGTAGACGCCGCGATCAAATCACTACCAAGTTTGGATATATGATGAACATAACCGTGAAAGTTACAAACAACTATGGAACCAAAGCCGTGTACCCCGTGTGCAGGGCGGGTAAAATGTTTGCCATGATAGCAGGGACAGTGACACTAACAGACCCGACTATCGCACTAATCAAGCAGCTTGGGTACGAAGTCCAAGTTGCACAAGAAACATTATAAGTAGTGGCTCACTACACAATTGGAGAACAACATGACTAATCAAGCACAAGCAATGTACGCACTGAACCTCGACCAATGTGTCGATCTTATCAAAGCCGTGGGTAGCAAACGTACCGTCCTAGCACAGGGTGACATGGGTAACGGCAAATCATCTATGCTCACCACCTTGGCAGAACAACTCCCCACGCACCGACCCATATACTTTGATGGCACGACCAAAGACCTCGGTGATATTATGATCCCGTCCATGCAGTCTATCGAAGAAGAGGGCTGTGTGCGTATGATCCCACACGAAGAACTCGGTCTGCATATCGAAGGGCCGATCATTCTGATGCTCGACGAGTATGGCAAGGCGAACCCCGCTGTGAAGAACGCCATGCTGCGTCTGATGTTGGAGCGCAAAGTTGGTAGTTACTCACTACACCCCGACAGCATTGTCTTTGCCACGACGAACAAAGGCAGCGAGGGAGTTGGTGACATTCTACCACCACACGCACGTAATCGTATGACTGTGGTGCAGATCAAGAAGACTGACCACATGGCGCTGATTGAGTTTGGCATCAACGATGGCTGGGATCACAGCATGTTGGGTTGGATCAAAGACAATCCGCAGCTGTGTGCATCGTTCGAGGATGTGAAAGACCCCGACGAGAACCCATACATCTTCCACCCCAAGCAGCAGCGCGCTGCCTTCGTGACGTCTCGATCTCTGCACTCTGCATCTGACATACTCAAGCAGCGGCACTTGATTGACGATGTGACACTGACCGCTGCCTTGATGGGTACGATTGGTGATCGTGGCGCGATGGACTTGATGGCGTTTGTGTCATTGGCTGACCAGCTGCCTAGTTTGCAGTCGATCAAAGACGATCCGGCCAGTGCCAAAGTGCCTGACAGTGCGGCAGCTATCTGCATGGTTGTGTATAGAACTCTTGCTGCGTTGGAGAAAGACTGGCTCAACGCATGGATGGACTACCTGCCACGTCTCGATACCGAGGCACAGGCTATGTTCGCCAATGGTGTACGTTCACCGAAGTATTCCAAGCAGTCCATGGTGATGACGAACAAGAAGTTCACCGAGTGGGCTATGAAGAATAACCACCTCTACACCGCCGACAAGGTGTGAGGATTATAACCGCAACCCATAACAAGGAGAAAACCAATGGGTAAAAAATGGACAGATAAAGAGGACGATGTCCTCGTGACAATGCGCGATGCAGGTACAAGCTACCGCGAGATTGCTTCGATCATGGGGCGCACACCGCAGTCATGCCAACAACGTGTGTTCAAGTTGGGTAAAGCCAAGCCGCACACAAAGTACGGCGCGCGGAAAAACAAATCGAAAGTGGTGCAGGAAGTGGTCCCTGTAACGAACCTCTACCAAGAGGCATCGTATCCGCTCGATCTCGACTACAACTTCTTGAAGCCGAAACCTACGCTTCTTGAACGCATCATTCACAAGCTCTTTAGGAGATAACAATATGCTTATGTTAAACCAACTAACAGAGGAGCAGCGGCTTACCAAAGCCGTTGTTTCCATCATGGGGAACCCGAAGTACACCGCGCTTGCTGGTGTGCTGATGATCGGGAACCGTAACATCGTGGACGACCCATCCGTACCAACCGCATGTACCAATGGACGTGACGAGATGTACGGACGTGAGTTTGTAAAGCAACTCAACGACGCCGAGCTTAGGTTCTTGGTGTTGCACGAGGTGTACCACAAACTGTTCCGGCACCTGACAACGTGGCAACATTTGTACAAACAGGACGCTTACCTTGCGAACATGGCGTGTGACTTTGTTATCAACCTCAAGATCGTGGACGACAACGCGAAGGACAGGTTCGCCACGATGACAGGCACCCTCGAAGGCGGGTGTTACGATACCAAGTACGCTGGCATGGACACGGCACAGGTGTACAACTTGCTGCGTGATGACCAAGATGGCAACGAAGGCGGGCAGGGTAGTGAGTCACTACCTGATGGTGGTCAGCCGTTCGACGAACACGATTGGGATGGCGCGGAAGAGATGACCGCCGACGAACAACGTGAACTCGCACGGGAGATCGACGAGGCTGTACGTCAAGGTGCGTTGGTTGCAGGTAAGCTGGGCAGTGGTGGTGATCGTGACCTAGCCGAATTGCTACAGCCACAGGTCAACTGGCGTGAGGTGTTGCGTGAGTTTGTGCAGACTACCTGCACAGGCAGTGACTACTCTACCTATCGCCGACCCAATCGCAGGTACTTGTCCAGCGGTATGTATATGCCGAGCGGTATTAGCGAACAGGTGGGTGAGCTTGTCGTGGCTATTGACACGTCTGGGTCTATCGGACAGCGTGAACTCTCTGCGTTCCTCACCGAGGTGAAGGAGATATGTGAGACTGTACACCCCGAGAGTGTACGTCTGATGTATTGGGACACCCGTGTATGTCGTGACGAGAAGTATGACATGCACGAACTCGATACGCTTGTGCAATCTACCAAACCCGCAGGTGGTGGTGGCACAGATGTTACCTGCGTTACCGATTACATTCGGGACAACAACATCAACGCGCAAGCTGCAATCGTGCTGACCGATGGCTATCTATTCGGGGGCTGGGGTCAGTGGACTATGCCTGTGCTGTGGTGTGTCATGGACAGTGGCAGAACTGCAGACGTGGGTAAAACTGTACACATAAAGTCAAGGGATATGTGAGATGAATGAATATTATAACATTGAAAAAGGGGTACCGCTTCCTGACGGACAGCCCAAATGGCGTACGTTAGCAAGTCTTATGGAAGTGGGGGACAGCGTCGTCGTAAAAAACGCAGGGCAGGTACAGGCTCTTTCAACGGCTTTTAGGCGCGAAGGGTTTAAGGCAATAAGCCAATGCTTGATACCTGAAGGCGAGTCGGCGACACCAAAAGAGCGGTACAAACGGCCCCATAGGGTATGGAAAATAGAGGATAAGAAATAAAGGGATATGTGAGATGGGAAAACACGCGACCAATCGTAGGGGGGAACGCGAGAACGGACGCTTGTTCCGATCTAGCAGGCGGCGCGATGCCTACTTCCGCAAGTTAAAGGAAGATAAACTAAACAAGAGAGAGAAAAATAAAATGAGCAAGATGGGAAACTACGTTGTGGGTCTACAGGAGCAGCCCACATATATAAACTGCCCCGAGTGCGAGGGCGAAGGCCGATGCGAATACGAACGCGAGGTGCCTATGTCGAACTCAAACCCGTACGGGTATCTGGAAGATTACTGGGCCGATTGCGAAAACTGCAACGGTGCAGGTAGGATCGAAAGGGACGACGATGATTGAATACTTAGAAAACGAAAATGTTACTTGTGGCAAGATCATTCGACACGAGGCAAGTGGTGATGCTAGAGAGACTAGGATTTGGACGTACCGCAATGACCTTGGCGAAGAGTTTCTAGCGGGTAGTAAATCGGAGTGCCGAAGAGTGGCTCTCAAAGATTTACGTCTGTGTCGTGTTGATCTGGTCGTTGAATATACTGCACGCGGAACTGTCCATAAGTTCGAATACTCTGACATGTTCCAACAAGAAAACATGAACGACATTTTGCAGAAGCTCAAAACGGCAAAACACAGGGAAGATTATTACGAAAAGCTATACAAAAAGGTTTGTGAGGAAAACAGAGAGTTGAAAGCCAAGTTAGCAACCATCGCAAAGTTTGCAGGAGGCAGCAATGAATGAAGATGAAGTGAAAAAGAAGATTGAGATCGCTGGCTTTGTCGGTGCTATCTTTGGCTTT